TTTTAACAATATTTTTATCTATTAATCCGTGTCCACTTGATGTAGTAACTTTAGCAATGTTGTCTTGTGTTATATCACTAATTGGTACTTGATTTAATGGTCTATCTAAAAGTACAGCGGCTATAATTTCTTTAGCAGTTTCAATTGAATCAATAGTTTCAACTGCCTGTCTAGTAATTGCAATACGACCCGACGAACTAGCATAATAGCGTTCAGCCGCTTTTCGTGTTAATGAGTTAGCATTAGTTAACGAATCGCTAAAACTTTTTGCAATATCAAAAGCAATACTGTCCATTATTAACCCTAGATCTCTTTCACACAATTGAATATTGTAGTCAAAATCAGGATATGTAAATTTTAGATACGCTGTAATTTCACGTATAACAAATTCTCTGTTAGCATCAATCTTGTCTTTAGCAAGAGTAAACTGCGGTAATGCGCTGTTCAAATCACCTTGTGTTACAAACGCATTGCTTGCTCCGTCATCTACTGTAATAGTTTGGAAATAAGGTCCTGGCTCAGCTTCTGATGCACGAATCATTTCTTCTGCACGTTCTGCCGCTTTATTAATTGTACGATAAGCGTAGTTGTTTGATGTACCTTCTTTACCTGCAGGCACGCCAGCCATTGCATCGTCACCTTGTGTGCTTACAAACAAGTTATCTTTTGCAGAATAAGATGTATTATCAACGTAGTATTTTGTTGCGGCCTGTAGTTCACCTTTTGAACTAGTTAAGCCTGAAAGTTCCCCGGGGCTATCATGCAAGATAAGAGGCCCAGTCATTTCGTCGCCTTGACGTCTTACAATACTCTTACGTGGCATTGCTTCGTTTGATAAGAAGAATCCTTGTAGTGAAGCATCATATCCTGTATCAACTAAAGTGTGTATATCGTCAAGAGCAATAGCACCTGTAACATAAATTTTGTTAGCTTCAGCATCTGCTTGACTCTGAACTTTTGCTTGTTCTTTAGTTGCGTGTAAACTTAATTGGTTTGGGTTAGCATATCGTAGATAGTAAACTGTGTTATTTGTTAATGCTGTTGGTACTGTATCTTCAGCATTGAATGTATAAGGTACACCGTTAATTGTTCTATCAAATCCATGCGAGTCAATAACAATGTTACCTGCAGAATAAGAACTAATAGTAAGTGTATATTCAGATGCATCTGCTGGCTCGTCTTCAACACGAATTGGCAGTTCGCCTGCAATGTATCTTGCATCAGCATAACCTTTGTTAATAACAAGGTCATCAACTGTAATAGTTGTATCGTGTGCAAGATTAAATGCGTTAACAGCATCTTGTGTAACACCACTTGGTCCTAGAGCAATACCAGTAATGTTGTCAGGCTCGTTACCTCTAGCATCTAATGGCCCGCCTAGTGTAGGTGTAAGATCTTGCGACAGTTGCTTAAATGTTGTTCTAAGTATAATCTTATCTCTACTAGGAGTATAGCTTATTAGAACACTATCAACAAAATCATCATCAATTGCTGAATCACTTGCTAATGTAGTTAGGTCAAAACCAGTTGCCCCGTCATTTACTAATGGTATTGTGTTTGGTATTAAGTTGTCCGGTGTATCACTAAGCGTAGAAAAACTAATTTGTCCGCCTTCGCCAAATACTGCGTATACTTCTGTAAAGTTTTCGTTTACCTTACGAAAGGATTCACGTATACTATCACCAGTTCCGTCATTACCCTCTACACCAATATCAATTTCTTGTTTTGCCATCTTCTTCTTTGCTCCAGTTAACTAGCTTATAGTGGAATTGTATCCATATTAAAGTTTACACTAACACCACAACCACATGCTGATTGTGCGTTAGGATTTCTTATTTCGAAGTTAGATCCTACTAAACTCTTTACATAGTCTACTTCAGTTCCTATTAAAAACATAACAGAATGCTTACTAATAGCAAAGTTGCCATTGTCACATTGTACTATTTCGTCACCTTCTTCAAGATCTTCTGCTTGAGCAGTTCCCCATGCGTACTCAAAACCTGCACATCCGCCACCTTTGATGTCTAATGTAATGGCATAGCAGTTGTTTTCCTCGCATAAAGTACTAATTTGTTGATTTGCTGATGGTGTTATTGTACAAACTGTCATATTTCTTGTTTCCTTACTGTTATTTATCGTTGCTTTTTATAATCTTAATGTAAATATAGTTATGTTCTTAAGAGAATTTAAAAAGCAAACACGACATGTCCGTAAAAGTAAAACCGGCAAGGAACACCTCTATAAGCGTGAATTAACGGTTTGTGTTTTTAGATGTGATAATTGCGATACAGAGTTTGAACGGTCTAGAGGAAGTATGGATCCTAAACGTCTAAACAACAATTACTTTCATGTGTGTAGTAACTGTGATAGCAAAAAATTTGCCCAAAAGAAAGGCGTAGAAAAGAAACAAGTATGGAATATGTCTGCTTCTAGTTCTACGCCTATCAGTAAATTATAGGATTATTCTGATTTCCAGATAGTCCAAGCACCGTATGCAATAGCGGCATATGCGGCTAGTTTAGCAAATGGTCCTGCAATAAGAACAACAAGGCCAAGCGCAATAATTGCGGCTCCGTCCCATGATGTACGTTCGTCTAGTCTATTTTTAATCCAATTTCTCATTGTATTCTCCTTATAGTTGTTTATTTATAGCGTCTTTTACATAATTTAATATGTATGTTTTATTTGGAAATGTTAAAAACTCTGCTTTTTGTAAAAAGTTATGTAATTCTGTAGTCGATAGTGTATCAATTGCTAGATGTTTAGGATATGTTAGTAAATTAATATACCAATCTCTATTATATTCTTCCATAAAGTTTATAAGATTACTTAAATCAAACCAGTTGTTTCGATGCAATACTGTGTTAAATTCAAATGTATAATTATTTATAGTACAGTATTCAATAAAGTTTAAAGTATCTTGCCATACGCTGCCGCCTCTAACCTTTTCGTTTATTTCTGCAACACCGTCAATACTTAAAATAAAATGCACAGAATTAAAATTATCCCATTTTTCTTTACATTTATCTGTTGGTATATAACTGCAATTAGTATTGTATATAACATTACAATTTGAAGGATTATTATGTAATTCTAAAACAGATAAATGTTTGTCAGTAATAAGAGGTTCGCCTCCTAAAAATAATATTTTTTCTACACTGTTTGGTATATTAGTAACTTCGCTAATACCTAGTTTTTTATTCAAAGGTTTTCCGTATAGTTCCTTTTCTTTGATAATCCAACTAGAACTAAACTCTGAATTACACCCGTCACAAACAAGATTACACAAGTTGTCCATACCAATTTCTAAAAATTTAATTGCTGGCGTATCTGTTGTATATTGCTTGTTTAATCTTTGTCGAAGGCTTTCGTGTCCTAATGCTTCTTCATTATAACACTTTTGACATTCAGGTATAAATTCACCTGCTTCACTGCGTTCTCTAAGTTCAATGTATTCTGGACCATTTATTATTTGTTCTAAGTCACCTTTAAATGTTGCAACAGGCTTTTTGAATCTGCAACAGGGATACACTCTATCTCCAGGACGAACATTAACATAGTTCCAAAATGCACTACACTTCATTAAAAATAATCCTGCAAAGTTCCTTTGCGTTTTGTGTCTAATGTTTGACAATGGAATCCGCCGCTCATACTACGTGACTGTCTACACGGCAACCCAATAGTTTCAATACCATGCTTGCCTAGTATACGTCTTAACTTTTCTTGTTTTTCATCTACAATAACTAGTTCTTCGTTTACACTTAAAAAGTTTAAACCAATGTATGGTGAACAAGGAGCAACACCTGTGTTTGCCGGCGGAATATGTAAGTCTTCTTCACCGACCCAAATCTTATCCCAATCCTTAAAGATAGGAGGATACCAATCAGGGCTTAATCTACCTGCATTAAATAATACCAAACCTGGGCGCAATGGCAACACTGTACTGTCAAAGTGTGCAAAACTATAATACTTTTCTGCTACGTGGATACGATAGCCTCTAGGCTCTAGTATAGTCTTTAGCCACTCAAACCCAAGTTGGTTACCACTATTACTAACTTGACATAGTAAATCTCTACCTAAGCGTACTACGTTTGGTGCATCAAAAATAATTTCTTTGTTAAGTAAAGTAGCTTCACTACGATCTTCAAGCTGATAGTTATCATCTGTAAGTATAGGCTTTGGTGCATTAATCCATTGAGTGCCTTCTTTCATCCATTTATACAGATGTTTATAATAGGCTCTAGTTTCAAAATAACGAGCTCGCATAGGACTAGGACATTCGATAATCATATTATCTAATGGCAACAACAAATCACGTGGGCAGAATGTATACCAACCTGTTGATTTCCATTCAGGAGTACTAAACACTTTATTATGATCTACTGAGTCAGGGCGCATAACTTTAACGCCAAGCCCTTTAAGACATTCTGCAAGTTTATCTAAATCTTCGTTTGCTTCATCAACAATCCATTGATCCTGTGGTTGACCGTCAAATTGATAAATGTCTTTAAGTTGTTCGCCGCCATACATAAAACTGTGTGTACTAATATTCATAGTAGGATGCACACAATTATCAGCAGTGCCAACAATAATTTCTTCTAAAGGATCCCAATCGTTGTTACTTTGGACTGGCAAGTTTTTCTCCTATAAGATTTGACACACAAACTCTGTTAGCAAAGGTTCCACGATTCATATGTTTCCATTCTTCACCGCCAAGCCCAAACATAACACAATCTGTTTCAGTTAAATTATGTTCTTTACATACTTCTGTGTATATAGTATTGTAAGTATTCCAATTATGGTCTATAGAATACTTATTAATTAACTTATTCGCTATGCCTAATGAAACTCTATTGTGCATATTAACAGAGTTGAACACATCAATAGCATCGTCAGTATCAGTTCTTTCTAGTCGCATACCAACTCTTAAAAACTCTGCTCCGTAAAATGCTTTTGATATTGAAAAAGCAATAGTATCAATACATTCATATTCTGATAAATTTATATCAATATCTTTAGCACAAGGATAATATGCAAAGTCTAGCATTACTGGAATATTCATTACATTACAGTTGTGTAAAAAATATAATAAGTCGTCTCGTTGTTCTCCCCAATCAGAAAAGGGAACACTTATTATTACTGCATCGTGTTTTTGTAATCTTCGATTGTCGATATATTCCCAAACACCGCCATTCTTTAGTACAGCCTGATGATACATAAATTCACCTTTGAAAAATCTAATAGTTCTATTTTTATGTCGCCAATACCAATGATCAAATGCTTGTATAGTGCCAGCTGTTATTTTTCTATTAGTAAATTTATCTAATCCTAACAGATTATTGTTTTTACTACTATTAATCCAGTTGTAAAAATTTTCAACAAACTCGTTGGATATATTTTCGTCATATAAAAAATCAGTTGTATCAAGTGAATTGATAAACTGTTTTATACTTTGATCTAAAATAGGTTGTGCATTTCTTAAATTCATTATAAACTATTTAAACCATTTTTGTGTGGACACAAGTGTTCTTGAATTAAATAATTATTCCTTAAGGAGGAAATTATGATAAAATGGTTAAAAAACTTATTAGGTTTTGGAACAGTAGTTGACGTGGTTAATGAAGTGTTTCCAGAAATCCCAGAGGAGCCTGGTAAGAAAGTAGTAAAAAAAGCATCTACTAAAAAGACTTCTACTAAAAAGAAGAGTTCAGGTAGTTGCGATTTTGACAAATTGAACAAAGCTCAACTTTTAAAAGAAGCTAAGAAGCGTGGTGTAAAAGCTAATGCAAGTCTTACAAAAGCAGAAATTTTAAGTAGACTTAAGAGCTAAACCTCTTAATTGTTCAATTGCAGTCTCACAGCGAGTCAGCTTACGCTCTAATGTAGTGATAGCGGCTCGCTGTTTTCTTGACTGCTCTTCCAAACTATTTACATATTGAATTGTAGGTATTTCTTGTTGAGTGCCGTCTTCACTAATCATAGTAAAACGATCAACACCTTGTGCTTTTAGTCCGCCTGTAACTCTGTTTGGGTTTTTATCAGATGATGATTGGGTCGGGGTCTGTTGCTTGCTCCCGTACATTTTGTTCAAATAGCTCATAGTGTTCTAACTCCTCTTTGTATTTATATAGGTCAATGCTGGCAAGATTCTTACACTTGCTCTCGCACATAATATCTGCATAAGGCAAAAAGCTCAATGCCCAGTCGTTAACAAGTTGATTGGGATAGTAGTCACTGTGCGCTCGTAGTTTTGCTTTCTTGTAGCCTGCTTCTAGTAGTGCTGACATGTCGGGCATTGTGTCGTGTGCATAACCTTCGGGTAAGTGTTCGTTACGACTGTATGAATAATGTATTACAGGACGTACACCACGCCAGCTGTCTATTACGCGAGTAAATCTATCGTCGGTGGGACGTATATATTCACCTTCACGGCACCAGTGATGGTGTATGTCGAGTACCAATGCGCAGGTGTCAACAAGCTCGAGGCTTGCGTCGAGTCCCCATTTGTTTTCGTCGTTCTCGATCGTAATCGTGTTTCTCGCTTCTGTAGAAAGTCTGTTGTTGACTGCGTGTTTGATACCGGCTGGACCTTGTCTGCCGGATATGTGTACGTTACACTTGAAGTCTTGGAACGATTGGCCGTAGCCCATCCATCTGATGCAATTAACATGATATTCAAACTCCTCTATTGATCGTTCGACAATGTCTTCGTTATCACTGGCGAGGACTGTGAACTGACCTGGATGCATGGAAAGTCGGACATCAAGGGCTCTTGCCGTAGCACCGACTTCTGCGAACGCTCTCTCACAGTAAGCCACAACGTCAGGACGATGCCAAAAATAGCACCAATCGCGCTGGGTATAAACAGGAAGTACATCACTACCAAGTCGTACCATCCTAAGTTGGGGAGGAAGTGATCCAACATATTCAATCAACCTTTTGTATGACGCAATGTTATGGACCATGATGTCCCATAAGCGTTCTTCAGCAACATCACGTGTCTGCCTATTGAGCCACTGTACTGTTGTGCTACGAGTATTTAGCGGGCGTTGTATTTCCTCAAGTAATTTCTTCTTCTGCGATTGGTCTGGATGCATATACTTGCAAGCAAAACCTATACGCTGTTGTTGTGCTGATAAAAAATCACCTGCTGTTGTAAATTTAAGATCCATATATTAAAATTTCCTGTAAGAGCCGTCTAGTTCGTGTGTGCCTGAGTTTGACCACGCCCATTGTACACAGTTGTACCATGCATAGTCTGGATGTTGTCGTAATTGTTTGTACCATTGTCTGTATAGTATAACACGTTTGCGTATGTTTGTCAACTTACAAATGCCCTTTCTTGTACAAATGTTCCTGCGGTTTTTCTATTACCTTCTTCCCAACCATTTGGAATAAGCAAATCTTTAACATCATTATTAAAAGGCATACTACCACATATCATTACTTTGTTTAATTCAGGTGCATCATTTATTAGTAAGCCTTCTTCTATAAGTGTGGTTATTCTTTTATTTTCAAAAGGCCATTCGGGATCTTGTGTTACTATAGGTAGATACTCAATATCTAAATCTCTTAAGAAGCTATCATATGCAAGTAACTCGGCTTGTTCTCTTACACTCCATAATACTCGGACATAGTCAAACAATTCGTATGTTGCAGGGTCTCTTAGAAGCGATATAAACGGTGCTATGCCGGTGCCTGTAGCTAACATCCACAAGTCACCACTTAGTTCTAAATTAGCGTGTGTAAGTGTTCCTGTAGGCTTATGACCTACTTCTACTTCATCACCTACTTGTATCTTTTGTAGTCTACTGGTTAACGGCCCATCTGGTACTTTAATACTATAAAACTCTAAGTAGTCATCATAAGGTCCACTTGTGATGCTATAAGCTCGCATAATATCGTTGTCGGGCATACCTATCATTGTAAATTCACCTGCTGTAAATTTAAATGTATTAGGACGTTCTGTTTTAAATCTAAACAGTGTATCTGTATAGTGTTGTACTTCTGTTACTTTTAGTAACATATTACCTCCAGTTTTCTTTCACCCAAGGGTCTTGACAGTATTCTGGATTTGGGTCTCCGTGGAATACGCATATTTTACAATCCTTTGGCGGAGTAACGTTTTCTACTGTTCGTAATGTTCGTCTGCCTCTAGGCTCGTTATAGTTTAAATCTTTTGTTTGTCTTATTTCCCATTTCCAGCTAAGAATCCATTCATCAGGAAATAATTTTGCAGGATTACTTTGACTAGTCATTTCGTACAACCAGTCTTGGTCACCATGAAACTTACGTTCCATTTCTTGTCTATTTTCTTTAAACTGTTGCCAAAGATGATCCAGTTCACCTGCTTGAAATCTAATTACACTACTGTTGTACTTTTGCCAATTAGGTCGCTGTTTACGTGTAAAGTCTCTTATTATACACCAACTGTCCTTCTCCCATGTAAACAATCTATCAATACTTCCTGATATTACTACATCAAGATCCATATATAGTACAGTACCGTTTATAGGTAATTGATTTGAAAACATGTATGGCTTGCACCACCATCCAGATAGTTCTTGAGGTAATGTTAGTGTAGTAATATTAGGATCAATGCCATTAGTATCGTCGGTGATGCATACAAATTCAAAGTCGTAAGAACAATATCGTCTTACCATATTATGTAAACGATTTACATAATGGTGTGAATACTTTGTGCCATGCTTTAGGCACAACACATAGTATTTGTTTGCATTTTTCTGCGGTGAAGATTGTATAGATTCTGCACTTTTCTGCGCCTTTTCTATATCCTTACGTAATTTACGTTGTTCTTTTGTTTCACCATCGATATACTTTTTAACCAAACTATGCCTCGTAGATTGCTGAGTTTGCTCCGTGTTCTGCACATTCAACTTTAACACAATAGCAACGATTGTCTGTTGCTTCTCTGATAAGTTTATCTGCAAAGTTAAATGCGTGTTCTGCAAACTTCTCTGCACCCACACCGTCAAAGATTCTAATTTCTGCTAGTCCTAAGTTTTGTAGCATTAACATAGTTTCCATCTCTGGATCTTCAGAGTCTACAGCTACTTTGTGATCAAAGTGATCTTCTAGCCATGCCTTCAAAGGTTTTAGTCCACCAAAGTCAACTGCCCAGTTTTTATTATCTAGTTCATCACAACCAAATGTAAATGTAAATGCTAGACTGTAACCGTGTAGTAGATGACAGTGTGAATGATCAGCGTTAGGTTGACGGAACACCGCTGATAAGCCAATGTTGTGTCCGTAATGTTTTGTACTGTAATGTTTACCCATATCTTGCCTCCTGTAATATAAGTCGAGTAAGTTTTATGCGCAGAGTGTTTATAGTAGGATGAGCATTTAAGACTACTTGTTTCATACTATGTATTATAGTATATATTACTTATCTTGTCAACCATTACATTAGGGTAATTCCAGGCTTGCGGCAATTCCCAATTATCTTCTTGATATATTGTAAACTTTATTTTAGGAAAACAATTGATTACCATTCCTATTTGATGTACCCAATAGCGAGGATCAACTGCTCTTTTATCTGATGTGTTGTAACTAGGAGTATCTTTATAGATGTTATTTGTTAAACCAGTCTTGCTATGTAAGTCAAAACCTAATAAATTAACATATTGTTCTTTTGCGTACCTAGCACTTAAAAGAACAGCGTACGGCCCACTACCCCATTGGAAGGGTTCATCCATTCTTGTATCACCACTATAAGGTAATGCTGGTAGTTCTCGTATTCGCTTGTGTTCTGGGCTGTATAAACTAATCCAATTCGAACGAGTATAAATTAGACTAGTTTCGTTATATCGCCGACCAATAGATTCTTGGACCATACGTCGGTCAACACAGACTAGATAGTCAACAAAGTAATCACGCATAATTGCATTACATCCTACTTTTGGACTATTAATTTTATTGATATCAATAGAGGTGCGACTTTCGCCGTTGCCAATAGCTAACATAAAATTATTTAGCGTGGCTCTACTTTTAGATAGATATTATCGAATACTTGTTTTTTTTCTGTTTTGAATATTAAGTATATACATTCAAATTCACCAGTCATGCTAACACGATACTCTCCGCCTGCTATCATACCGTCAGGTACTTTCATGTGCCAGCCATTTTCAACACGGTCGCCTGGTGCTGTTGCTTGTATGTAGCGTTTTGTAAATGTGTCTAGGTTGTGTGAGTGACTTCCGTCTACTGCATGTGCCACACCATATGCGGCTGTGCTATTGCACTCATATTTCTTTGATCCAACCATATAGAATTCTATGTCTTGATCTTTGGTTATTGGATTGTTTGTAATGCTAATTTCTGTATCTGTAAATACAAAAGCATTGTCAAAACTCATATACATAACACCTAGTGTAATTAGTGTTACCATACTAAGTCCACTTACGACATTCGTAGCCGCCTTTATTATCTTATATCTACTATTATTCATTTCTTAATGCCTCAACTTCCTTACTAACTTTTTTAAATTCTTCTCTTACTTCGCCTAAGTTTTTACTTGCTCTAGTTAAAGTTTTTACTAATAATTTAATAGTATAAATGGTCCAAAACCACCAGGTAACTGCTGTCATTGCAAATAGACCAAGCCCTGTCCAAAATGCTGTTTTAAAGTCAATTACGTTAGTTGCTACTAGCATTACGTTAATTAGTAAGAATAATGTTGGAACTAATCGTGCGAACATATCCCAACGTTCTACTTGTGCTTCTATGTCATGTTGTTTATTTGCCTGTTCAGCCTGTTCTTTGTTCATTATTTTTCCTGCCTTTTGTTATCGGAGGCTCGTGACAAACTCCGTTGTACTAAGTGTACAACAGTATTTAAGAGTTTTTAGTAAATTATTATATACAGATTTAAGCTGAAATTGGACCAAATGATTTCCATTCTCCTGGTGTGCCGGTCTTAATACAAATCCAACCAACGTAACCTGATGGAGATGGGTCACTATTCCAAACAATATCTCCTTTGTGGTATTGTCCACTACCGGGTATATTGTCATTAACTTCAAACTTTTTATTTTGGAACCTTACTGGTCCAGCTGTTGTAATATCAGCATCTTCAGCAAAGTTTGTTACTCCTACTCCGATCTTACCTTTAAATAATGCTTTGTTGCGTACAATCAAAGTTCCTGCTTGAGTAACTGTTACACGTTCAGTATTATCAGTAATAATATTAACTGAAGTGTTAGTATATGCGCCAATAACAAATTCATTTTCGTTATTACTGTCAATTATAAATTCGTTATCAAAATTTTCAATAGACAGTGTGCCATTGGGTTCGTCTGTGCCAATACCAAGTCGTTGCATATTAGCATCATAAATTACAAAATCATCTACGTTAAGAGGACCTTCTACATTTAGTTTAGATAACGTACCAAGAGTACGTAGGCTACTGTTTACTACTGTAGATCCTAATGTGTTGCTGTTAAGTACTTCATTTTGACCAACCATAAAGAACTTATCTGAGGCAACTTCGATACTTTCTGTTGAAAAGAATCTATCCGGACGTTGCTGTAAAACAAACTGCTTAGTATAATCGCCTCCAGGCCATAAAAGCCCCTTACTATATGCAACTCCGTTATTATCTTCGGTAGTAAATGACAACGGCTCAGAACGTTTATTACGCACATCTGCTTGTATCTCATCAACAAACAACTTTGTAGCATGTATTTCACCAGTTACATTTAAATTACCTTCAACGCTTACAGGTCCTTTTAATGTAGCAGTGTGTATAACACTTATATGGATGCCATCATTTTCAACTTTAAGAAGTTGTTCTGTAGCATTGTCTACTATACCCTGACTAGAGAACTTTGTGATTCTCCCACCGTGTATCTTATTACCGCTAAGTTCTCTATCGGCAATTTCAACCCTTGGTGCAGGTTTATTTTGTAATTCTTCTATTGCATTTGCAACATTATTTAAACTATCACGTATGGTCATCTGAGGTTCCTGTTCGTTATACAGTATTTATCAGACTACCTTGAGAAGTACTGTGTCAGGATTACATCGACCATTAAGTTTTGTGTCTGTAGTAGGTATCTCATCTAAGAATTTACGCAAAGCAACTTTACCTGATGATTTAAAGTCTTTTAACTGGTCTGCAGGCTTACGCAATGTTTTTTGTATACTTGCTGTTTCGTCAAACCCAATAATAGTTGTGCCTTTAACACTTAGACCTGTACCATCACGTTGCAGACCTTTAGGATCAATATTACTTGCAATATACTTTCCTAGTTTACGTGTCTTAACATTAAACACCCAAAGCTCGTTTGCGCCTACAATAAGTGTAGGATCAATTGATGCAAGTGAATATTTAGAATCTGCTTTGTTGTACTTTAGTTTCTCCACTACTTTGCTTGCTGAACGTTGCTTAGGCTTACGTGGCTTACGTGTTGCCTTTGCTTGTTCAATAATAAAGTCTAATTCTGCATTTATAGAATCAATTGCTTTTCGCTTTTTAGCGATGTCTGCTTTTTTAAGATGTGAGTAACCTTCTTTGAGCTGTGCCCACAAATCAGCATCTAATTCGCTCATTTTAGACAACTGTCCTTTTGTTGGCATACGCTCTAAATCGTCAAAATCTACTAATTCCATTTCCCACATTGTACGCATCTTACGAGCGTGTGCTTGTGTAGGCTGTACTTTTTTAAAGTGTGCTTTGATATCAAATCCTTTAGGATCAAATGACTTTGGGTTTTCTATCCAACCTTCTAGCCATTCATCAATTCCTTCAGACATTGCAATTGATTGATCTCGTATACGTTCTTGAATAGTTGGAACATATACTTTTTTCTTTTCTACTTCAACTTCCTTCTTTTCTAGTGCGGCTTTTCTACCTGCTTCGATTGCCTCTTTTACACGTTTTTCTAAAAATATTGTTGTACTTTTTAGCTCACCTGATGTACCAGGAAGTGAATGCCAGTATTCTGCTTCTTTCTTACTGTAACGAGGCGCACCTTTCATATCCATACGTGCAACAATACTTGCTGTAATACTTAACACATGATTAGGGGCTGCCTTTAGTGCAGAAATTTCTTCTTTTGAATAATCGTTTGCTTCCATCCACTCCGGGACATAACCATATAAGTCTGCAGGCTTAAAATGTTCGTAATAAAATTCATGTGTAGATCGGCGATGCCGTTGAATTGTCTGTCCGTCCCACTCTTCCCAGCCTTCCCAACTTGGTTCTGTAAGTTTTGCTCCTCGTTGAATACGGGGTGCGGCTCTAGGCTTTTTACGTTTTGTCTTTGGCAGTGCCATTTGTTATCTCCTAACAGCAATTAACAATTATTTTTAGTATATAGCCAAGTTTTAAAAAAGTCAAGGCTTTTTGAGAGCATAGTATGTTGCGTACTTGTCTTTGAGTGTTCCTGTAACGGTAACTATGTATCCATATGAGTGGTCATCTACAGCAATATGATACTTAGGATCTTCGGCATATTCCATACACCATTTTCCCTCTGGTGTTTGTTGCCATTCGTATAATGGTGCGGCGGCATAGATGTCGGGATCTTCTACATCAGCCATGTTAAACTTGTAGAGAACATATTCAGCCTTCATGCTCTAAGTCCCATACGCAACGAGCATTTTCGTTTGCCTTGCTCTTGGTGTATCTTTGTATTTTAGACTTTTTCACCAACTTCGAATCCTCGGAAGGTTTTGAACCTTGGGAAACGAAGCGAGTA